TATCAAATCCGCTTGATATGTGGCTTTTCTCTTTTGTTTTTAAGAACTCTTGATAATCCATAGCTTATAAATAATATTGTTTAACTTTTACAAATTCNCCATACCTGTTAGGCACATCTANCCATTCATCTTTNATCTCTGTACCCTCTTTTCTAAGGTCGCAAACTCTNGAAGCTAATCGGTAAATACCTAACTCATTCCAAGCTTTTAAAGGGTTAATTTTCTGACCTTGCTCTAAGTAGTTGAGCAGTCTTTTGTTTTGATTCATAATTTATGTTTGTTGTTTAATTTATACAATGATAATAATAAAAAGTTAATATTAAAACTTTAAAGATTGATTTAATAATTTTAGTTTGTAAACCTGTTCNCTAAGATTTCTATTCTCTTCNTTNAGTCTAGTGTTTTCATCTGTGATAGATGTTGCCTCATCATAAACAGTTTCAGTATAAAATTCAAGTTCTGCAACTGAATAAATAGCTGATTCTGTCAATGCTGCTAGTGGATTATCAGTCATTTTTTTATCCTCAAAGTTTTTAAATAATCTTCTTAACGCAATATCGTACGTTTCTAGCGACTGTTTTACCTCTAGATATACGTTACCATTAAAAATACTTTTGGAGTCCTTAAACATCACGTAAATAGGCAATAAATTGATTTCTGGTTTGTTACTTAACATAGTTTGTTGTTTTAAAATGGTAAATCATCCTCTTCATGAACTTTATGAGTCATTTTATTCATGCTTTGATGTTGTTCTGTTCTTGGTAATAAATTTAATTGCTCGGCTTCTTTATCATAAGTTTTTTCTAGTGGATTCTCATTATTGATAAAATAGGCACAATGGTTAACCCATCTTAACTCAATCGGCTTATCTCTAGGAGTAACGCATCCTCCTGTGATAGTTTCTTTCACTTTTCGAACGTGTAGCTCTCCGATGTTCCACCTTTCAGCGTGTTGAGTCATTCTGTGAATAGTCCAAAAATCATCGGCTCGATTGGCGAATTTCTGGCCACCTTCTGTATCGGCTTTTTCTGGAGAAGCGAGGTTTCCCTCATAAATGTGGTCTTTTGGGTATCTGTTTCGAGCTGCCTGAGTAACTAAGTGAGCATTTACAAAAACATTTGTATGTTGTTCACTTGCAAAGATTCTAAGATTAGCACAAATATCATAATCCTCTTGATGTTTGTTGTTAGTTTCTACCATTAGCGAATTAAAAGGATCTACCAAAAGCCCATCATGATGTTTTTTAGATGCTAGGTCAAGAATATCATAAGCCGTATATCGTTTGTTATTGGGTATAAATTCAAAGTAATCAGATATTTCATTTAAAGTATGCTGAAAACCTTTATCATCGATTGTATAATCTTTATCTAATCTACGACCTGTCCAAAAGTTAAATATTTTAAATACTTGACTTCTAACAGTGTTTTCAGAAGAGTAGATAAGATGTTTTTTACCATGTAATTTGCTCATACAAACAAAGTACCAAAGAAGTACATCTGTTTTACCTACGTTATCATGCCCATTGACCATGTTAAACTGCCCTTGCTTCCATTTTATATGATTATCAAAAGATTCTACACCTATTCCTAAGCCTGTGTCAACCTTGCCTAGTCTTATTTCATCCAAGCCTTGAAGCTCGTGAAATGGTTTTGAATAATAATTTTCCATTTGTTTTGTTTTCTGCTATCAAACTATTTGCTTCCAGCTATCCAGGGAGCAGATTCGTTTTGATTTGTTTGTTTAGGTTGTGAAGTTGAGTTACACCAATTCCAAAACCAAGATATGATATTTCCATATTGTTTGTTTCTAAATTCATCAGAATCTTTTTTAATTTCTAAGAATCTAGTAAGATGTTTTGTTAGTACATCCTTGTTAGTTTTATAAATTATTTCATTCTGTTTATAATCAGTTTCTGAAAACCTTTTTAATATCTTTTCTATCTTATTATCTATACTATTATATTCTATTCTGTTATGTTCTGTTATCTTATGCTTTTGATTAGCTTTTAATTCGGTTTCGTTTAGGTTTAATTTAGGTTTTAATTCGGTTTTTTCTTTCTTTGGTCTGCCTCCTTTTTTACCATTTTCTTTCTTAGTGTCCCATACTCCCATAACTCGACTTAAAGCTGGTGAATAAAACCTATTTTTATCCTCAGCAAGTAAGTTAAATTTAATACAATTCTGATACCATTCTAAAAATTTATCGGCATCCTTACAACCTATTAAATCTGCTAACATTTTTAAATCAAACTCATCAGAACTATGAGTATAACTTGCAGAATCTCTTAAAATCTCAACTACATCCCAATATATCCCCTTTCCCCAATGACCGTATAAATATTGTATTTTTCTTAGTTTTAATCCTCTACCAGCAGAGCTATCATGCCTAAACCAGTAACTATCTTTTTTATTTGACATTATTACTTAATAGTTTTTTTATTTGTTTTAAATCGTTAATCAACTCTTTATCTCCTGAAGCTAGTAATCGTATTATTTTGTTTTTGCCATAACTAACAGAACTCAAAGGACATTTAAGATAATCAGAAATAAATGTTTGTTGTTTTTTTAGATGGAATTCTGCAAGATAGAAAAATATTCTACGAGCGTAAACAATATTATTCAATCTGCTTTTAAAAAAAAAATCTTTAGACTCTAGATCAAAATAATTCATTATCACCAGTTTTAAAAAGTCTAACTCCTCACCATGCATACATCTTTTATTAACTGGTTTTTCTTTTCATTTTTAGCATCAATGTACTCATTAAAGATATTTGTAATACTTTCAATATCTTCTTTCATGTTATCAAGGTTTAACTGTAATAAGTCTTTTATGACTCTATAACCGTTTAATACTGTTGCATGGTCACGATTTACCCTCTTGCCAATAAATATAGTGCTGTTTTTAGTGAGATTTCTGCTAAGGTAATAGAATATACCTCTAGCATTTACTAAGTGCCTTAGACGGCTTCTTGATATAAATTCTTTTTCAGTGATCTCATAGTGAAATAATACCGCATCAATAATTAATTCTATTTTTTGTTTATCGAATATACTAGCATTGTTCTTTTTAAAATAGTTAGTTACATCATAAAAATCAAAGCCTTGCTCAAACAGAGCGAAGGCTTTATAAAGGTCATTCTCAGAATATATCATTTTGTTATAAATTTTTTAAATCTCTTACGCTATTAATATTTTCATCAATAGCATGGTAAGTATCTTTTAATTTGTTAATTGTTTGAAATGCTAGAAGCTTTAAATCTTCCTGTTTAAAATTCCTAATTTTTAATTGGTTTTCAAAAGTACTCAAGGAACTTGCAAAAATCAAGAAATCATTTTCTAATTTATCTAACTCTCTCATGTTAATAAGTTTTTTAATCGTTTGTTTAATCGTTTTAATCTTTCCTTTCTATACTCTAAACTTTGCGTATATCCTGTATAATTACCGTTCAAAATACCCAGCTCACAAAATTTAATTTGCTCTTTAGTATAAGCTATATCAAATTTCTTTTTTTTCTCCTGATTCATTGAATCTTATTTTTTAATAGATCAATAAAATCATTGTAGTTGTTTTTTCCGTAATACTCATAGAGAATAAATGCTACACTGTCAGCAAGCTCTTTATGTGTTAGGTTTTCATCAACCTCATTGATGGCACTCACCAGCGTTTTAGTGAGTATCATCTGTTTTCTAAGGTTAATATGTGTTAGAGTGTCATTCATTTCTTTTAAGTCTTTAGATGTTTTTATATCCATTTTGTTTTAATCTAAGCTTCCTAATTCTCCATTAAATAACTGCCTCCCTAGTTTTTCACTTTCTTTAGTTTCAAGCTGAATGTAATAACCATCAGTATCTGGACACCAATCACCGCAATAATTTTTAAGAATGTATTCCTTTACTTTATAATCGCTATAAAACTCATCAGATATAGCTTTGTTAATTACTGTTTTAGTTTGCTGTACTAAATCTTTACTCATATCTAAATGCTCACTAGGAGCTTGAAATGAGCATAAATTTCTTTGCACTTTTAATCCTTTGATAGTTGATGGTAAAGCAGCTACTGCTTCTAATAACTCATCTAATGTTTCAAATATTGCTAACATGATTGTTTTGTTTTTAGTTGTTTAATAACCTTTTAATTCTGCTTCATTAATAAATTCAATTACATTTAAAATAGCATCAGCCTTATTAGTGTATTCTAATGTTTTCTTTGAATAAAACTCAGTTAATGCAGTTCCTTTATAATCTTTAAATTGATTATAATCTTTAGTGTATTCATTAACAAACTCAGAATAGTGCTTGTGCATTCTTTCTAAATAAATTTTGATCTGTTCTTTTTCCATGATTGTTGTTTTTAAATTGTTTTGTTTAATCAAATATAGTAATAATTTTCTAATACAAAACTATTTGACAAAAAAAAAGGTAAAAAATTAATTTTACCCATTTTGTAGACTAGATTATCTCCTTATTTTTATAATGGTAATATAGTAAATTTTACTCTAGGATTATCTTTATCTAAGTGTTTTTTTGCAACTATCTCTAAACATTTATTATCATTTTTGATAGCTCCAGCTTTTTGTAAGCAATCTAAAACCACTTTTAAACTATTATCTAAATCAGGTCTACGGCTATCGTAATAGACATCAATAATAAATTTAAAATTACCTTCTATTAGATCATACTTATAATTTAACATTTGTAACATAAAACTATCTTCATAGCTTTTAAGATGTTTCTGCTTTCCTAGTGAACATCGATTACCTAGTTTAATTACTTTGTAGCAGTTACTTTTTGATGGACAATTACCCGTTATTGTGTATTCTTGAATCTTCATACTCTTTACGCAATATACTAATATCCTGAGTAATGCTTGTGATGGCATCTCTCATAGTATCAAAGTAGCTTTTAACCTTTCTATAAAGAGCCTCACTCTCTCCCTCTGCTAGTCTTAATTGATAGCTTTTAAGCTCTGCTTTTAATTCAGCTTTACTAACACTATCACCTGAATCAATATACTTTAATTTCTTAACTGCTAATTCATTTTTACGGCTAGAATAAGAAACATTATATTCATCAAGTGCATAACCTACAACCTCGCTAAATCTATAACAATAACCTACTAATAAACGTTTAGCATTTATTAATCTAGTAATATCTTTAATTGGTTTCTCCTGACATGAATAGAGGGCTATTATACCCCCTATTTCATTAACTAATTTATCAATTTCTTTACTATCCATTAGAAAGGTAAATCATCTTTAACACTATCATTTACACTTGCTACCGGTACACCTTGAGCGTTATCAGGTTTATAAGTATTAACACTTGCATAAGATTTACCGCTTTTACCTACCTTTAAATCTAGGTTTATCCATTCGTCATTTTTACCACTCAACCAGTTTACTAGTTCAGCTCTTTTAAGTGATAAGCTACCTTTAACGAAATCAGGTGCATTCTCTCTAGGTAGTTTAAAAATTAATCCATCGGGAAATTCTAAGTTGTTATCCATAATTGTAAAATTTAATTGTTTAATTTATTGTTTTATTTTTTTGTCAAATTGTTCATCTAATGTTGGTATGCTATTTACCTTTAAATAAGTTATAATAGATTCTGCTTGTTCATATTTTAACTCTGTATCAAATAACATTCTTTCAACCTCTTCTTTTTCCTGTTGAGGTATGTAAGATAAAGGTATTAAACTTTCTATTATTGTAACCTGCCAATCAGTAGCATTTTCAGTAGTGTTATCAAATCCCATTATTTCTGATTTTTAATAGCATTAGCAACCTCATCAGCAGAAGCAACAGAAGCATCTACACCTATTGCAAAATTAGCCAAAGCCCTACCCCATGCACTAGTTTCACAGTTTTCTACAAAACTAGTTTTATTTATGTATGAACTATCTGCTTTTTCCATTGCATAACCAGTAGCAACTGTTTCACCTTTCTCATTTAATACGGAAGCCTTAAAACATATTTCTGCACTTCTCCAAGCTCCTTTAGTTTCTCCTTTATCATCCCATGTAAGGTACTCAGCATCTTTTTGATATACTATATCAGTTGTTAGCCTATAACCTGTGAAATGCTCTCTAAAGTATTTTATTCTTTCATTTACAGTTACATAAGCTTTACCTTTAATGTCTACTGTTTTTAATGCTCTTTCTAATCCTGTTGCCATTGTTTTTTATTTATAGTTATTGTTAATTCTGCCTCTTCATTGAAACTCTTAATACATTGTGATAGCTTTTTAGCTGTGCTTATAAGGCTTTTCTTTTCCTGATGTACAACTACATTATCATGCCTGTTAGATAGCTTCTTAACATCTCTAATGCTATCTGCCAACTCTTTGTTTGACTTGTGGGAGTTCCTATGTAGAAACTCCCCTAAATTTAAATTTTCCATTGTGTGTGATTTAATCGTTAATGTTTGTAAAGTTCATTCTCATCTATGTGATATTTAATATCGCTTTCTATTAAGTCTTTAATCGTTTGTCTATGATGCTCAGTAACTCTGAAAGGCTTGTTATCTAAAAAGTAATAAGCATCAATATCATCAATATCATGTTCTAGATCATAAGACCATGTATCAGGTACAAAGTAATCTTCTTTAGAATATACTACATCTGTAATATTGAAATCAAAATTAAAATTAATGATTATATCAACCCCGTTAATATTGTAATCACAGGTAGCTGTTAAATCATTAAAATCTAAATCAAAAGAATAAACTGGTAAATCTGTTGTAAAAGTTTTCATATCTGTTTGTTTTGTTGTTAAGTATATCTACAAATATAATAATAATTTTTTAATACGGTACTATACGAAATCTAATAAAATTTTAATATCGTGAGGAGCTGGAGATTTGCCTCCAAAGTAAGGAAACAAGAACTTTCCTAGCCAATAAGTTCTATGAGCTTTAATTCTTAGTTTATTAAACTGTCCTATTTTAACAGTATCAAAGTGTTTTTGTATTCTAACGCCATGAATATATTTGTACGTATAAAGCTTTATTCTATCTTTTTTATGACAATATCTCCAGCCTATTCTTACACTACTTCTATGATGCCATAAAGCCCCAAAACCAACTAGTTTATTAATCTGTTCTGTTAGTTGTGGATCATCAGAAACATATCTACATGATTTAGTAAATTTAAAAACAATGGTTATTTCTCTGCATTTAAAGAAAGGTCTAAATTTAAAGCCTGAGTAGTGCTTATTTTTTTTTATTGAATAGGCTTTTAATCCCCACATAAAGCATAAATAAAAGGTAAATGACTGATAGTATTGCTGGTATTACAAAGAGCCATAATACTACTTCTGTATAAATTTCATAATCTATAAAATAAGAGCCTAAAATTAATAACCAGAATACTAATATACATACTATAATAATTGTTTTTTTGTTCATCTTTTTATTTTAAAATTAATAAAAAAAGCCATTAAAACGGCTTATAACATTTCATAACAGCAATTAAAAAAGCTGTTATTTATATGTTATATTTTTTTGCGTATAATATCGCCTAATATCATTGTTTTATATTTTTTTACGTATAAAAATAAGTTATTCATTTACTCTGTTTTCTGCATATTCATGCATTGCTACTACTATCATGTCGAAATTTCCCTTAGATAGCTTGTTAAACTCATCTCTGCCCATCAAAGTTATTAGTAAATCTTCGCATTCTCTTATCTGTTCTTGATTCATACTTTGTATTAAAAGCTCTTCGTATAATCTATCTTTATTGCATTCAAAATATTCATCTGCTAAAAGCTTTTTCTCGTATTTTTCTAATTTGTTCATAGTTTCCGTTTTATAAAGAAGAGCTTAAACAAGCTCCTCTCCTTTGATTTGTAATTTAGTTACTGTCTTTAGATTAATCATTCTAAAACCTTTCTTTTGCATATCCCAAACAGGTAGTAAACCTTTCTCAATAGGATTGTAAGCCATTCCAGTACCTTTAACACCTTTTTTAACGTGTAATCTAGCAGTCATATTTCTAATTGAACCATCTTTTTTAATAAACTCAACAGAGAATATAGTGTTGTTAGCTGTTTGAATCTCCTCTAATACTTTTGTGAACTTTTCCATAATGTTGTTTTGTTTTGTTGTTTAAACAAATATAGTATTAATTTTCTAATACCACAATAGTAGAAGTAATATTTTTTTAATATTTATTTTTAGAGCAATAAAAAAGGAGGGTAACAACTCCCCCCTAAAACAAAACAAACATAAGCCTAAGAATAGGCTAGAAAATCTTAATTAATATCTTTAAACAACTCGATAAAAGTCTCTTCACTAATCACTCCGCAAAGTGCTAAGATAGCTAAAACAATAATAACACCTAGAGCAATTTTCTTTTTACTCACCTTTACTTTTCCAATCTTTTCAATACCATTAACAACCGTTTTTACAACTTCGCCTTTCTTGAATAATCCTTTTGCAATACCTATAAACTTTTTCATCTATCCGCTTTTTTATAAACTGTTTTACCTCCTATTCTTTCTGCTATTAATATCTGATTTCTGTTTAGATCACTGTAAGAAATATGAATCCATTTAGGAACATCATTAACAGGATATTCTATAATTAACTGGTCAAACTCTATTTCATTTCTAAATGATAAATTAATAATTTCATCTAATAATATAGCGTTCTTTTCCTGTCCTCTTATCCAAAGTTCAACATCTGCTGCCTCACCTTTTACGTGTTGGCTTTTACTACTCCCTCCAATGGCTTTATTAAGCTCTTCACATCTATAACCACTAGTTACCCTAACAGGCATTTCTAAACTATCTCTAATAGGCTGTAAAACCTTTTTACAAAGTTTAGTTAAATTATCAATAACCTCTTTTGATGGATTATACTGCTCTTCTATACCTCTACGATTTGCAGTATTAGATTTAAGCATTTCTGATAAACTAAAACTATTACTCAACTTCATTTGTTATTATCCATTTTGCTTAGTATTCCTTTTATCTCTCCAATATCAGCAGCAATACACCTAATATCATTTTCAACTCTTCCTATTTTATTCTCAAGCTTTGCGTAGTTTTCTTTTTCTACTTCTTTTATTGCCTGAACATCTTTTTCTAACTGCACAATTAATAAAGTGTTTTTTTCGGTCTTATTATTAAATCTTATAAAAGCTGATAAAATACCTATAAATAAAGCTATAAATTGTAGTAAAAATTCGACCGTTAAAAATTTCATGATATTAATTTATTCTTCTTTTATAATTGCTTTTAATATTGTTATAGATTGGTTAATTTGCTCAATATACATTCTTGCATCATTTCCAGTTAATCCTTTAGGTAAATCAGCCTTAAAAGCTAACTCAGCTAATATGTTTAGTGCTTGTTCTTTGTTCATTTTAATCTTCGTTTACTAGTTCAACATTTGACACATCTAAACCAAAAGTATCTGCTATTATTTTCTTCTGGTCATCCTTATAAGTTTGATACCCCCAATTAGGAACATCAGCAATAGGATAAGTAAAATTAATCATTCTTTCACCATCTTTAGACGCTTTAAAGAAATAAGCACCGTTTAAATAGTTATCTTCTGAATAATAGATATTGTATTCAGCCTGTAAAAGTCCTGTTGTTTCAACCCCTTGAGCCGTTACAAATACTTTTATAATTGGATCGCTTACAGTAACTCCGTAATCAGCATTTATCTCTCCTGTAATTTTATAATATTCTTTGTTTTTAATCATCTTATTTTTTATTAAACTATTTTAACTGTACCACCATCATTATACAAATCACCACTAGATAAACCTGCTGAACTAGTAGGTAATGTTAAATTAACTCCTGTGCTTTTAAATAAATGTTGTGGAGTTGTGCTATTCCAACCTAATGCTAAACTATTTGTGGTGTTATTTACGAGTTTTTGTGTAAAATCAGCGGATGAACCATAACCAATGACAAACGCACCAACCGCTGAACTTTCTAAAGCAAAGCCTAAAACACCCGAATAATTTGATGTAATATTACTTAAAGAGGCTATCGCAGACGAACCCTCTCCAGCAAATGTTAAACCGTTTCCAACAGCAGCTACATATTTTCCTGTACCGCCATTTATGTACTGTCCTACTAGAATGTTATCACGCCCACGACCAGTGTTTCCTAGACCAAAAACCAATACATCAGCGAATCCACCCGAAATAGTGTTACCAATTCCGACACTAACTTGGTTTATAGAAGTAGATGTATTACTGTTGCCTGTTCCTATGTTTACTTTTGATGAGCCATTATTAGCACTAATACTGTTATTGTGACCTACTTGAAAACAAGTTGAAAAATCAAGATTAACCCCCCCAAGACCATTAATGCTGTTAGCATCTCCTAAATGAAAATAACCGTCATTTGCAATATTAATCAAATTTGCTCCCGTTAACTTTTCAATTAAAAAAACACTCTCAGTAATATCATTTGAAATAGTATTTTGAGCTGTTAATTCAATTTTTGCTTTGTTTCCTATTAAGTCTCCATTGTTTTTAAAATCCCAAAGTAAATTAGGTGTACCATCACCATCATAAACCTGTAATGCTGATGCACTCGATAAAGTGTTTAAACCTTGACTCTTAATAGTGCCACTTTTAAAAGTAACTGTATCAGTTAATGTTGCTATTCTGTTTGTCAATATTGTATCATCAGAAGTATAGATGGTGTTTCCACCGCCACCGCCACCGCCACCAATAGCAGCCCATGCAGAACCATCAAAAAACTTTAAACTATCAGCAGTCTTATCATAACATAAACTACTCTTTTGAGGTGTTAAGCTATTCCATGCAGTACCGTCATATCTTACCCAATCTTGTAAGGCAACAGAACCCCAACCAGCATTGACACTTGCACCACTAGATAAAATATAAATGTCACCCGTAGAAGTTGTAGGAGGGGCAACACTACCATCGACAAAGTTTAAAGCTCCCGGAAGTAAAAGCTCATCAATACTCTCTAACTCTCCTTTCTCATTCTTAAATGCATAGTCTCCATTATTAGCACTAGGAAGCCATTTAGGAACATGAATATCAGCACTAGCCGAAATATTTTTATGTAGTATCGCCATATCTTAATAAAATATAATGCCTTTTTTATTTACTTGTGGAGGTGTATCACAGTCATCAAATAATGGAAACTTTGTAGAATCTAACTTTTTTGCCTCTTTGATATAATCAATCATATCTTTTTTCCAGAAGTCAGCTTTGTTAATATAGAAATCTCTGCTTTGTGAATATTGGAAGCTACTAGCCTGACTAGATTGCTCTGTATTATTCTCCATAGATCCTTGATTAGTAAGCTGTGTATGAACTTTAGAATATACCTCATAGACTATGTAATGAGCTAACATAGGCTTTATAAACTGATTTAAGATAATAGTATTATCACCCGTTAAACTAACTCCAGCAATTTGAGTTAATAATTCATCATAATACTTTACACCTAAAACACTTTTAACATACTTTCTTTGACTAGTTAAAATGTACTTATCAAAATAAGCAGTATCGAAGTAATTATCGTTTATAGCTTGACCACTTACCTCCGTTGAGGTCATCATTTCAGTATTATACGCCATAATTAACCTTTTTCAATTTCTTTTATCTTACTTTCTGCCCAACTTTTCATAGACTTACCACCCCATAATAAGTATGATATAGTTCCACAAGCTTTAGTATCACTAGGGTCATAATACTCTTCAGCTCTTGATAAATAACTAAATGTTCTTTTTATAGTGCTGAAACTTAACCCTCTTCTGTTAGATATGTCTTGTGCTCTTTGCTTTCCAACATTTGTAGCACATTTATTGTTAACCTCATCATTTAACTTTATACCCCTTTTTGCGTTGTTAACTGCACTATCTGGGTAATCAGCATAAGTTTTAGAATAAATACTATTTTGATAAGTGTTATTTATTTCATCTTCTACCTCGTCAGTCTCTTCTATATTCTGAACTGCATTTTCATTAACAAATAACTCACCTCTTGCATCTTCTAACATTTCTAAGCCTAGCATCTTTCTAGCCTCATTAATTGTTACAACTGCATTTAAGTCAACTTTAGCACTATCACCAACAGGAGATACATTTAAAACTCCTATTTCAATATTACCGTATTTAGTATCTCGCTTTATAATTCTGTTTAGTACTTTTAAAAGAGGCTCTTGAAAATCAGGAATAACAACACTATTCATAAATTTGTCGTATTCATCTTTCAACTGTTGATTGCTTCCTAATTTACCACCTGTTTCAATACCGGCTAAACTAGGAGTAATTCTATGAGCTGTTATAATTGCTTTTGTTGTTAGTTGAGAAAGTTCCATAAATTCGCCATCTCTTTCCCTTTCAAACTCTTTTATACTTGCTGCCTGTTCTGGGCTATCTAATAACTCAACTAAAAATTTATCATTGTTAGCCTCTCCTGTGAATTTATCTTTTATCTTTTCTACATATTGTTGAGCGTTCATCCCGTCAGGAACTTCACCAAACATCTGAATCAATACACTAGGGAAAAAACCATTATCAAACTTATCGATATTGTACTTTGACATTCTGTACTCAATATCAATCCAATCTAAAGCACCTACGTAATCAGGTAATCCATAAAAGTTAAACTCAGGATATTTACGCATGATGTGAATTAAAAACTCTTTTTGGTTTGTGCCATCAAAAAAATCTAATTCATTAACAGGATATTGAGCACTAGGTGTATTACTTAATTCTATATCTCTCCAAAAGTTTGATAAGTATGCAATATCACCTTTTTTGCTTTTTCTAACCGTTGTAGCATCATAGCAATATAAAGCCGTATAATCACCGCTTTTTTTAATATGAGGGTAAGCATTACCAGTTATTACATAAGACTGTATAATATCACTAAACACCTCGTATAAGCTCTCACCATCTGGGTTAACTTCATTGCACCATTCTTTAAAGTCATTAGGTAGCTCATCGTACTTAACATTCTCACCATCCACTTTAAAAGTGAATCCTTTACCCTTAATAAATGTTATCTTTTGATTTACTATACTAGAATGAGTACTAGACCTTCTTGCCCTTTTTGCTAAATCATTAACATAGATATTGTCTGAATCTTGAAAAAATGGAATCCATTTCTGCTCTATGTCCTGATTAGGTCTTTTCTCCTTCTTAACTATCGGAGTAGTTATCGGATCAGTCTTTACGGTACTAGCTTTTATATTACTAATCTTCTTTTGGCTCATCTTTGACCTTTTCTAGTGATACAACATCAGTAAAACCAGCGTTGTATAGTTTCTTTAAATCCTTTTGACTTGTTTTCTCAGTTAGATTAATAACACCCACTGAACCCATTATTTTTTTACCTAAAAAACTAGGTTTTATAATAAATTTGCTCATAATACTAATATAATAAAATTATTGATATTTTTCTTTAATAAAAAAAGGGAGAGCATCAAACTCTCCCAATGTTGCAAAGCAACTATCCACCATAAACAATATTATGAACCTAGTGATACTGTTCCTGAGCTGTTTGTTACTATTGAACCTACAAACTCTCTTACTAGTTGAGCTTGCTTTCCAGCGAAAGTAACTGTATAACCGTTTTGACCTTGTAATTCAGCTTCTAAGACTTCATTAGCAATAGCATCAACAGATGCATCTTTACCCATGATTTCATCGAATCCTAGTACAAAAGCTTTATTATCGTTAGTTTCTTTGTTGTAAGTTTCAAAGATTACTATTAAACCACATGATTCAACATAACTGTTAATTCCTTTAGCTTTTACTTTCTCCATTTTTGGAGAGAACACTTCCAAAGAAGTTTCATAAGAAATAGAACCATTCTCACGAGAACCTTCTGAACTGTATAACTTAGTTTCTAATTCTCCTTCAATCTCGAAAAACTTATCATCCGTAGTACTTAAAGTAACCGCTGTGTAAGAATGATTATCAGTAGAAGCAGTAAACGTAGTTACATCATCTTTGTTGATAACGAATACTCTTTTGATACCGCCTCTGCGGTTCTCATCGTTACAACTTATTAAAATATCTGTTGAAATTTCTGACATCTCTATAAAATTTATTAGTTAAAAAAATGCCCCCCATAAAGAGGG